ATTACAAAACTTATCCTTGAATAGGAGGAGACATGAGACTATCAAAACATTTTAGCCTAGAGGAGATGACACGTAGCATGGTTGCTGCGCGTAGAGGAATAGATAACACACCAGGTGCAGGTGAAATTAAAAATTTAGGAGATCTATGCTATGAAATACTGGAACCAGTTCGTGCGCACTTTGACAAGCCTATTATGGTGTCCTCGGGCTACCGCAGCGAGGCGCTGTGTGAAGCGATCGGCAGCAAAAAAACGTCGCAGCATGCGAAGGGCCAGGCATGTGACTTCGAAATCAACGGAATTCCTAATATTAAAGTCGCTTATTGGCTGACTAATAACGTAGATTTTGACCAATGTATTCTCGAGTTCTTTAAACCCGACGACGGACAAGCGGGTGGATACACGTGAGCTATAATGAAAAAGGATCCAACAGAAAACAAATTCTGACATTCGATGGCAAACGGTACGAGAACGGACTTCCAGAAATGAAGTGGCAAGGTGGAAAAGTAGTGGAATAGGAAATTTTGCGCGCCTCGCGCGTAAGTCCTACTAAATCCATGATTTAAGTTCTTCTCCTAATACTTGAGAAGCAATATTAATCTTATCGCGGAGGGCCTTGACAATTTTTTCGTCAACCGTGTCTTCTGCGATAATATCCACATAAGTTACATTTTTCTTTTGACCAATTCGGTGCGCACGGTCCTCGGACTGTAATCGCTTCTCTAGGTCATATCCGTTAGAATAGTAAATTACGGTGTTTGCAGCCGTCAAAGTGATGCCATAGCCGCCCGTAGAGGGGGTTCCAACAAGAAACCGGCACCTAGGGTCGGACTGAAATTTAGTGATATTGTCTTGTCTTTCATCATTTGGAGTTTTGCCGTAATAGTCAACAACGGCATCATTACCATATTCTTTTTTAATGGCTTCTATAATCGTTTGGACGTCATATTGATAATGAGCCCATATAACTGCTTTGCCTTCTACTTCGTCTAATAAATCGGTTAGCTCATCAAGTCGATTGTTTTTAATAGTTTGAGTAGAGCCATCATTAGCTTTAAAGTGACCACATGTGATTTGATGAAGTCTCATCAATTGAGTTAATGCATTAGCCGTAGTTAATAATTTTCCATTTAACTGGGCTAAAGCCATTTCTTTCATTTGTTTATAAACTTTTTGTTGTTCAGCACTAAGAGTAATAACTCTTTTCATAAAGGTTTTTTTGGGAAGGTCTAAACAGTCATCTTTTAAAACCCTATAGGAAAAAGGTTTTATTTTATCAGACAATTCTCCTAGGTTTTTATAGCCCACTACAATTTCAACGGATCGGCCATTAAAATGAGCTTTACGCATCACTGCGTATCTAGTTCTAAATGTATAATAAGAAGAATGGTCCAGTAAATACTCATCTAAAAATTCACATTGTTTATATAAGTCTAATGGAGATTTAGTAATAGGAGAACCTGTCATTATCCTACGATATTTTGCATATTTGCCTAATGAGACAATATTCTTAGTTCTTTTAGCTCCAGGGTTTTTAATAGTCGTAGACTCATCAATAACCATATAAGTATTATGGCAATTTAAAAATCTCGCCGCAAAATCGACACCTTTCTTGGTACTAAAGGCTTCGACATTCATAATTAAAATATGAAGATCATGACCTGTTTCAAATAAAGTGTTTAATAATTTCTGTTGTTTTTGATTGATCATCGCCTGCCATAAAACCGTTGTCGGTTTGATGTGATCAGCTAAATGGATAGGTATTTCTTGAGAGTACCAGTTTTTATATACCCCTTTAGGAGCTATAATTAATGCTCCATTAATCTTGCCATTATCATAGAGCATAGCAAGATTATCAATGGCAACCTTAGTTTTACCGGTTCCCATTTCCATAAAGTATGCAAATACTTTTTTATTCCACGATTTTTCCAACGCAGTCGTTTGATGTGCGTAGGGCTTGGTCTTAAATTTATAATCCATCTTCTACTTTCTGGTTGACAATATAAACATTGATCTCTATATTGTCAAGCATGAAAGACAAAGCGATAGTATATGTGATCCAAGAAATCCCAGGCACCAAAGAAGGTAGGCCTAAGATTAATATTATGGGAGCTCAAAAATATGGCGAAATAAAAGTCTTATTAAGAGAGGACTCTCAAATTATTTTTAGTCCAGGTCCTATCATTTTTTCTTTGCGTACTAAATTAAAAAATTTTACGCGAGAGGATTATTTACTTCTTACAGGTGATCCGGCGATCATTGGTGTTGCTTGTTCTGTGGTATCCGATATGACAAATGGTAAATACAATTTGTTAAAATGGGACAGACAAGAAAAAATGTACTATCCAATTAAAATCAATCTATACGAGAAAGGAGAAATTGATGAATAATGAAAATCTAAGAGAACAGTTCGTTGCAGATGCACCGCAACAGGTGAACGAACTAGAAAATGTTAGAAGTCTTTCTAACTACGTAATTGATCTTCAAAAATTAGAAGGAGAAATAATAAAAGAAGAAACTCTTTTAAAACAAAAGAAAGAAAGAGCCGATAAAATTTCTTCAGAAGTTATTCCTGAAATTATGGAATCAATGAAATTAAAAACTCTTAAACTTCAAGATGGTTCAGCCATCGAAGTTAAAGAGATTTATAGCGCTACCATTCCTGTAGCAAACAGGGAACGCGCTTATCAATGGCTTCGAGATAACGACCTAGGTGATCTTATTAAGAATGAGATTACTGTTTCCTTTGGTCGTGGCGAAGATGACAAGGCAAATGAATACACGAGCCTTGCAGAGAGTAAAGGATATCAACCTTCACAAAAACTGAAAGTTGAGCCTATGACTCTTAAAGCACTGTACAGAGAGCGAGTTGAAGCAAAGCAAGACTTGCCTTCTGAACATTTTAATCTGTTCAAGGGAAATAGAACAAAAATAACAAGGAGCAAATAACATGCAACAAGCGACAAGAGACGTTACTGTCAAAAATGAAGGTAACTTACCAGCGAAAATCGACTTTATAAGCGATGCTGGAGCAGGACTTGAGAATATAGATAAAGACGATTTAGCTTTACCATTTCTTAAGTTATTACAAACAGGTTCGGATGAAACTAAAAAGAAGCATGCGAACTATGTTGAAGGAGCAGAAGCTGGAATGTTTTACAATACAGTTACAAAAAAACTGTATAGTGGAGAAAAAGGTATTGAAGTAATACCTTGTTTCTACAAATTAACATTTCCAGAATGGGCACCTTTCGAAAGAAAGGAAGGCAGACCTGTGAGTCCGGATAGAGGTCCTGAAATTTTAGCTAAAACTAAAAAGGATTCTTCGGGCAAAGATGTTTTAGATAATGGTAATCAAATTATCAAAACAGCTAATCACTTTGTAATCATCAGTGGAGATAAACCAGAGAAAGCTTTAATGGCTATGAAATCAACACAGCTTAAAGTGAGTAGAGGGTGGAACTCTTTGATGCAAGATCAATTTGAGTCTGATCCTAAAACAAATAAAAACGTTCCTGCACCTATGTTTTCTAGAATTTATAAATTAAATTCAGTCGAAAACTCGGGTAGTTTTACTTGGCACGGATACAGAGTATCTTTGTTAAGAAAAGTGGATAATGCTTCCATCTATCAGATGGCTAGAGAATTCCATAGTTCTTTAAAGAAAAGTAACGCTGCAGTAGAAAAAAAAGAAGAATCTAATTACTAGTTTCTTCCTTGAGGAGAAAGTGGGGCGAGAGCGGGAGACTTAACTCGCCCTAAACTAGGGATCGTTATGGAAAAAGAATTTATAGAATTATTTAAAGGCTATGAAGGAGACTTTGGCATGGCAGACATGTCTAACCCTTCTATAGACGCAGACAAAAATAAAATTAAACCTAATTATGAATGGGCCGGCCGTCCCGTCACCGAGACAGATTATAAAAATCATTTACTAGGAAAAAAATCCATTGGCATTCAACCTTGTCGAATTGATGGTACTGCCCAATTTGGGTGTATTGATATTGATCCCCCAGATTATGGAACATTTAAAGTAGAAAATTATTTAGCACTCTTCCAACAATATAAATTACCACTAGTTCCCATTTTATCTAAAAGCGGTGGACTCCATTGTTATATATTTTTAACTGAACCTATTCCAACCATTGATTTAATAGAGGCATTAAAAGCTTTTCTGCTTCCTCTAGGATTAAAACCAACAACCGAGGTTTTTCCGAAACAGAAAGAACTACAGAAGGATGATAAAGGAGACATAAAACCAGGGAACTTCATTAACCTACCCTACTATAATAATGGAGGCTCAAACCGATATGCGCTAGATAAGAATAATTCTAAACTATCATTAGAAAAATTTATAGAATTTGCTAATGCTTCTAAAATTAATAAAGAAACATTAGATAAATTAGTCGAAGAAACTCACAGAAATATATTACTCGGAACCAATGAAGAATTTATAGATGGTCCCCCTTGTTTAGCTTTATGTTCTAAAACTAAACTAGATGATGGTAGAGATCGCTTCATGTATAACTACATGGTTTTTGCTAAAAAGAAATATAAAGACAAATGGCCTGACCAAGTATCCCAAGCTAATTATAAGTATTTAACATCTCCGTGGGATAAAGCAAAACTAGATTCCAAACTAAGAGCATGGAAAGGGGAAACCGCAGGGCATACCTGTTATGAAGATCCTATTAAAGATAAGTGTATGCGAAGTCTGTGTTATAAACGACCGTTCGGCGTCAAATCAGATAGCGTTTCTATATTTCCAGAGATTCAAGATTTTGAAATGATTGCTTATGCCGAACCTGAATATAGATTTAATGTCATTATGCCTAATGATGAAAATGCTCAAGTTATTATCCCGAATACTAAACTAATGACGCGACAGAAAGAAGTTCTAGATTTAGTGTGGCAACAAACTGGAACTTATTTTGAACCTTTAAAACCAAAAGAATTTAGAGCAAAACTAAATGAATGGCGTAAGAATGGTCAAAAAATTACACCACCTAAAGGAACTCAACTAGAAGATAGACTAGAAGAAGAACTATTTCAATACTGTATTAATGGTCCACAGGCTCAACAAAGAACTCAAATTCATAATGGATCTTGTTTTACCGAAGAAGGATTTCATTACTTTAGATTTAATTCTTTTATTGAACACCTGGGTAATGGATGGAAGATTCCAGAAGAAAAAATTGCACAAAAATTAAAAGACAGATGCTTTGTAGAATTTGATCATTCGTTAAATGTTGACGCTAAAACTCTTAAAGTTTGTAAAGTTAAGCAGTTGCACATCCATAAACTAGAATACAAACCCATTAATCGAAAAGGAACCAA